GGTCAGTTGAAGCATGACGGTCGGGCAACGCAGAACGGCGTTACCGTTCCTGCGGCTCAGGCCATCGTCAAGGGCGATCTCTACCGCATCAACGGGTGGACGGGATTCGCCCTGAAGACCATCGGCGCGAGCGACACGCTCCGCGTGATGGACATGGAAATTGCCCCGGATCGGATCTGGTACGTGAAGCTTCCGGCAGGGGCGGCTCCCGCAATCGGGGATCCGCTTTTCTGGACGGCCGGGGCAGGCTTCAAGCGTGGCGACACGGACATTACCGTGACGCCGACAGGCGCAGCCTGTGCGAAGGTCGAAGAAGTGAAAGACGCCAACGGGTACGCCGCAGTTCGTGCCCTCAACATCGGGTAATCAGGAGGGAGGAAATTCATGGCAAAAGGAAATCAGTCGTCCGTCCTGATTCCCGACGCGCTGACCATCGACAAGATCACGCGGCGGGAGAACGGTCGCATGTTCATCGGGCACGATGGGCGCTTCGGCCCGTTGTCGGGCGCTCAGTCACCATCCGAGTCGGCGAATTTCGCCGATCTCACGCATCGCCGCTGGACACCGAGCCGGATGGTTGGTGAAATCGCCTCGGTGCAACTCGTCTCGGCTTCCGAGATGGAAACCCAGTCGGATGAATTTCTCAAGGACGCGCTGGAGATCGATCTTCTTCAGCCCGTCTCAGAGATGATCACCACGTCCGACGGGGCGATGGATCTCCTGACCAAGGTGCGCATCGATATCGATGTGGGCCTTGCTCAGGTGCCGGTGCTCTACACGTCTCTGTACGAGCGTGTAAATGGGCCGTTCCCCGGCGGGTCGGTGCAGATCGGCGGGGATGTCATCTTCGACGCCAACGTCGTTTTCATGGAGAAATTCGAGGCAGGGGAAATCATCTTCGGCTCGCTCGCGAAGGCTGGAGTCCCGAGCTTCGTCCCGATCTCCACGTACGCCGCTGGTTTCGAGTGGACAGAGGACATGATCGAGTACGACCGCTCGTACGAGATCTCGATGAACAGCCGTGCCTTCGGGAGGGCGTACAATTACCTTCTGAATCACCTTCACCTGTCTCCGATCATCGCGTACACCTACGCGGCGGGGAACAAGACGGCGGCGGTGGCTGGCAACGGCTCGCTCCAGGCGAACACGCTTGTCGGTTTTCAACAGGCGTACCGGCATGCGGCGGTTGCAGTTCCGCAGCGTGTCCCGTCCTGGATCCTCGCGAACGAGGCAGATCGTTTTCAGATCGAGGACGCTCTGCTCACTCCGGTCATCGATGCCCAGGGCAACCCGCTTCGGCGCGTTCCGCTCACCGGCATCATCTACTACAACGGCGCAACGGTCACGAACGGCGTCAAGTCGTACGTGTACCCCGGCGTCACGGCGGGCAAGTGCTATTTCATCATGCCGAATTTCCGCATGAAGGAGCTTGTCCATCACGATCTTCGCATCGACATCGGGCCTGCCGATATTTCACGGCTCATCGAGGGGCAGCAAGTCGCTCGCGTTCGTCGCGGCCTCTACCTCGATATCCCGAATTCGGTCGAAGAAGTCACGCTGGCAACATCAAGCACATGATCCATGCCGCTCTGAAATTTCAGGGGGGCACTCGCCATGCCCCTCTGAAATTTACCGAAGGGAGGAACAGATGGCTGGGCCGTACAAGGCTCTGACGTATATCAACCTGCCGGTGATCGAGAAAAACTTCGCACCTGGCGAGGAGATTTCAGAGGACGATCTGGACGCAGCGAATCAGACGGCCGAAGATATCGCAACACTCGTCAGTGGCGGGGCACTCGGCGGCATGGACGACGACATCAACCCGCAGAACATCATCCCCAGTCCAAACATGCCGACAATTTCATCTGTCGTGGCGAGCGCTCAAGAGGTTGTCGCGCAGATGACGGAGGCAGGGGAGGACATTCCACCGGAGCTACAGGCGGTGGCTGACCTGGATTACACGCCGGTTACTTCTGGCGATGCAGCCGTTGGGGGTGACACGAGTGCTTGACACGATAAAGCACGAGACGACCTGGCTCTGCGAGAAGTGGAGCGAGGAAGCGTGTGACTTCGCAGCGAAGAAGCTCGACCATCAAGGGATTTCACACGTCCCGGCAGAGCTTCGTGAGATCATCACTCCGGTACGGAAATTGCTCGTGCCGAGAATGATGCCGATTCACGAGGGAATTCCAAGCTTGGTTCTACGCGAGCTTGTCGGAGAAGCTGAAATTCTCGAGGAAATTCACGGGAACCTGCTTCTCAACGAGGGCATCCAGCGGTTGATGGACATGACGATGATCGCCACCGTCCTGACCAACCAGACGGCTGGAAACCCGTGGTCGAACGCCAACGCATTTACAGGCGTCGGTACTTCGGCTACGGCAGAGGCCGCGACACAGACGGATCTTCAGGCTGGCGGCTTCTACAAGGCGATGAACGCGACATACCCATCGCGCTCCAACCAGACGGTCAGTTTTCAGTCGGATTTCACAGGCGCGGAAGCGAACCAGGTCTGGGGCGAGTGGTCGATCTCGGCCGGTGCGACAACGGCGTCCGGTGCAGGGTTCACGGTCGGTACGACGAACCTGAATCGCAAGGTTGCGGCACTCGGTAC